CAATTCAGCAATGACACAAGCGGTTGCTTCTGTCCAGTCAAGTATGCTTTTGATTGTTTCTGTGATTACACAGTCATCAATTCAAATGACACAGGCTGGTCAACAAGCAGGTCGTGGAGTTTCTGAAGGAATTACAAATGGCATACGCTCTGGAGTTGGTTCAGCAATGTCAGCAATGTCATCCATGGTCAACTCTATCCAGTCTACAGGAATGAGAGGCGTCTCTACTATGCGCTATGTAGGTGACATGATTGGTCAAGGTTTAGCACAAGGTATGTACTCAGCGCTTGGAGCTGTCACGGCTGCTGCTAATGCTCTTGTCGCTCAAGCTGAAAGAGCCGCACAGGCCAAGGCTAAGATTAACAGTCCATCACGCCGTTTTAGAGACAACGTCGGGCGTTTCATTTCTCAAGGGGTGGCAGTCGGTATCCTGGCAGATGCTCACAAGGTAGATGATGCCATGGGCGATGTATTCGACCAAATCAAAGCCTTTAATTTTGCCCCTGAAGATATTATTGGAGTAGGGCAGTCGAGCCTTACTAAGACGCTTCAGGTCAAATCAGACCTTGACCGTCAAATCAAGGCAAGCGTTAAGGTCGTACAAGAGAAATCTAACCGACTAGTCGAGCAAGCTCTAGACGTTGCTGAAAAAGCAGTCAAACGGCCTGTAAACATGATGATGGAAAGTGGAGCGCTTGTCGGACAAATTGGCCAACAGATGACCGATTTCCAAAATGACAAGCTCATGATCGATAACATGATGAGAGGTATTATTTAATGGACACAGTAATCTATAACAATCATGACCTCTCTGAGGTTATCAAAATAAGCGAAGTAATACGCCCGATAGGAAATGAAAGGAACGTCACGACAAATGACGCTCCTTTTTTGGGCGTTAACGTCCAGGAAGTAAGAACTGGACCTAAAAAAATCAAAATCAAGTTTGCCGTGCAAAGAAAGACGGCAAGAGATACCGAATTGGCCAAGCACGATTTGGCTACGATTCTGAACACGGACAAGCCAGTTAAGATTACCATTTCAGATGAGCCTGACAAGTATTATATGGGACTTGTCGTTGGATCTGTGGATGTCGACAACGTGGCTAGATGGTTCCAGAAGGGCGAGTTTGAAATCTTGGTACCTGACGGAGTCGCTCATAGTTCGACTTATAGGCGGTTTGACAATGGTCAAGAATTGCGTGACAAGGTTGTTTTTGACCTCGTCAATAATGGCAACGTCGAGGCCTTTCCAATTGTGACGGTCAAACACAATGCTGAGAATGGCTACATCGGTCTTGTAAATACCAGCGGAGCCTTTGAAGTTGGAGACCGTGAGGAAGCCGATACAGGCATAGTCAAACGGTCTGAGGTGCTACTTGATTTCCGAGGCAATAAAATATCAGACGGATTTACTAGGGCAACAAAGAACAAGACGATCACGAATGATAACAGCGAAAATGTGAAAGGTGTATCTGAAATCCTGACGCTTTGGGATAAAAAGCACATTAAGCTAAGAGACCAGTTTAACGGTACTGATACTAAAAACTACGCTACAGGCTTGACATGGGATATCCCTGTAGACAGCGCTGGAGGCGTTGGCTCCCTTGATGATTACATTTTCGGTAAACAGATTTTTTTGCCTGGCGCAATCAATCAATATGGCTTTATCAAGATTACAGTATCAGACACAGCAGGTCAGTTTTTGTATGGCGTCGAAACGTTCAAACGGACTCAGGGGCAAGAATGTGAGTTCAATGTGTTTGGATCTGACGGAAAGGGGAGCTATTACTTTCTTAAATGCTGGAATTTTACAGGTCTATCAGATAGCAAGGTGAACCCATTCACGTCCTCAAACGGACAATTTGAAATAAAGCGGAATGATGACAGGGTCCAGGTATACTACCAAGGATCTCATTACAGCTTTACCATCCCTGAAATTAAAAGCAGAAAATCCGCCAAAATTCATGTCATGCTTGGGGCCTACCATGATAAGCCTATGGTTACTCACATGTACATAGACGAACTACTGTACCGTAAGGATTTTGTGCCAGGAGTCGGTGATGTGCCGAACCGCTACCCAATCGGTTCAAATGTCGTGCTAAACAGCGAGAATGACACTGTCACTGTGGACGGTCTTGAGAAGATTGTGGATGTAGTGGATGGCTCAAGTTTCTTGACTATTCCACCTGGAAACAGTCAGCTTGAGGTCTATTGCTCAAGTTGGGTCAAGACCAAGCCAACTGTAAAAGTAGAATTTAAAGAAAGGTATCTATAGCAATGTTATTGACAATACATGACTCAAATTTGAGAAAAGTGGCTTTTATCGACAATGACAAACAGGATACATTGAACTATTTCAACGATACCTGGACAAGATACCTGGAAACTGGGTCCAGTACCTTTGATTTTACTGTTTTTAAAAAGGCGATTATCTCAGACGTAGGCAAAAAGAGGGCCTATAACTCTCTCAATGAGAAAGCCTTTGTTTCATTCAGATATAAGGGCAGAACTTACCTACACACTATCCGAAAAATTGAGGAAAATGAGAAAGTTATCAAGTGTTATAGTATCAACCTAAACCTTGAGCTGATCAATGAGTACTCTATCCCTTACAAGTCTCCAAAAGCTATGACTTTCAAGGAATTTTGTGAGGAGATGGACTTGCTCAACTATACTTTCTTAAAAATTGGTATCAATGAGGTTGCTAATAAGAAAATATCCGCAGAGTGGGAGGGTACAGACACCAAACTCAACAGACTACTTAGTCTGGCTAAGAAATTTAGCGCAGAAATTGAGTTTGACACACGTCTCAACGCTGACAGCTCTATCAAGTCATTTACAGTCAATGTCTATCATGAGCACGACGATAGCCACCAGGGAGTGGGGCAAATTAGTCCAAAAATCTTGAGGTATGGTAAAAACCTCAAGACAATCACTAGGACGATTGACAAAACTGGGATCTATAACACGGTTGTCCCAACAGGAAAGGACGACAAAGGCAACGTAGTTGATATTAGAGGCCTTGGAGCTTGGTCTGTCAATAATGCAAAGGGAGAACGTGAGTTTTACCAGTCAGGGGCTGCTCTATATGCCCCTCTCTCTATGCAGATGTATCCAAGCACTTTCACACATTCAACAGGCGACCGTGACCAGTGGACTCGTAAGGACATGACTGTAGAGAGTTCAAATCCTGAGGTCATCCGTTCGACGGCTTACCGTGAGCTCAAAAAGAACTGTTACCCAGCAGTTACTTACGAGGCTGAGGGTTTTGCGGATCTTGAAATAGGAGACACGGTAAAAATCTATGATGACGGTTTTAACCCTACTCTCTTGCTTGAGATGAGAGTATCTGAGCAAGTCATCAGCTTTACCAATCCGAAGAATAACAAGACCACTTTCTCAAATGCCAAAGCGCTTGAAAATCGTCTATCTCAAGGCATTCAGCAACAGCTAGACAGGATGATAGAAGACGCTAAGCCTTATACTATCAAGCTAGCCACTGATAACGGTATAGCCTTTAAGAACGGTCAAGGTCAGACCATTGTGACCCCTACTCTTATGCGAGGTAACAAGGTCATCAATAGCGGCTGGCGTTGGGTTGTGGATGGTGTAATCAAGGCTACAAGCTCTAGTTACATTGTGAGGGCTGCCGACATCAACCAAAAGATGGTTTTGACTGTTTCTGCATGGGTTGATAACAAAGAGGTAGCGTCTGATCAGTTGACTCTTATCAATACGTCTGATGGCCTCAAAGGTCAAAAAGGGGATACAGGACCGAAAGGTGACCCTGGACCACAGGGAGCAATAGGTCCCAAAGGTGAAAGAGGAGAAAAAGGTGAAAAGGGTGACCGTGGAGAACGTGGTTTACAAGGACTCCAAGGCTTGCAAGGCGTAAAGGGTGACCAAGGTATTCCGGGAGTTAGAGGAGCGGACGGACGTACACAGTACACTCACATTGCCTACGCTGACTCTATTTCAGGTAGTGGATTTAGTCAAACAAACGCTGACAAAGCCTATGTCGGGGTGTATGTTGACTTTAATGCAACCGATAGCAAAAATCCTGCTGACTATCGCTGGACTAAATGGAGAGGGCTAGATGGAAAGAACGGCAAGGACGGGCCTCAAGGTATTCCGGGTAAGCCCGGGGCAGATGGTCGGACTCCATATTTTCATAGGGCTTGGTCTAACTCTGCTGATGGTCGTGATGGCTTTAGCACCTCTGATAGTACTAACAAGCGCTTTTTAGGTACGCTAACGGATTTCACTGAGGGGGATAGTCAGAATCCTGCAAGCTATAAGTGGACAGCTTTATTTGGGACAACAGAGCAATCAGGAAACATTTTACTTGATTCAAATGCTGGATGGAGAAATAAACATCAGCAAGACTTCATCTTGGCTGAACCCTTAAAAGCAGGCAAACAGTACACATTAAGCGCTAGGTGGTGGAGGAGTGATAACAGCACACTTAGCTTTGGGATTCGTGAAAATCCTAGCGATAGCTGGCAGTGGATAAGTCTAGCATATAGCTTTGAGTTGGATGTTTGGAGTGCTACTTTCACATCAACCAAAAATCTTAATGCTGGTGATACTGTTTCATTTTTTACTGTCGAACTTGAGGGAGTCGGTAATGCTGATTGGGCCGTTTTAACAGTTGGAGCTATACCAATGACGAGTTGGCAGCCTCACTGGTCAGAGACTCAAAAGCAGTTAGATTCTAAAGCCGATCAAGGGCTAACTCAAGAACAACTCAACGCTCTAAATGAGAAAGCTGGAATTATTCAGGCTGAGCTTGAGGCTAAAGCTAGCGCTGACACACTTGATAACTGGATAAAGGCTTATAAGGACTTTGTCAAATCTAACGAGACCGCAAGGGCGCAAGCTGAGAAAGATTTGATTTCGGCTAGTCAGCGTGTCTCTAATATTGCTAAGGATCTTGGAGAGCTATCTGATAGATGGAATTTCATTGATACATATATGAGTTCCTCAAATGAGGGTCTAGTCATCGGTAAGAATGACGGGAGCTCTAGCATGATGTTTAACCCTAACGGCCGTATCTCAATGTTTAGCGCTGGTGTAGAGGTTATGTATATTTCTCAAGGTGTTATCCACATTGAGAACGGGATTTTCTCTAAGACTATCCAAATAGGCAGATTTAGAGAAGAGCAGTATCATATTAACCCTGACATGAACGTCATCCGTTACGTTGGATAGAAAGGAGTAAAATGGCAAAGTTTAGTAATTCAAGTGGGAGCTTGTATCTCAATGTTTATGTAGAGCAGGGCTCTCAGAGTATCACGGATAACACCTCAACTGTCAACTGGCGGATGACAGTTAGCCGTACAGGCGCCTATTACACCCGTAACCATCAAGGAGACAGTACGCTGTCTCTTAATCTGGATGGCCGTAACGTCCATTACAGCTACCCAACGTGGGAGACATCAGGCGAGGAGTACACGCTTGCTAGCGGGTCAAGTACAATCAGTCACAATGCAGATGGGACTAAGACTTTACCTATATCATGCACGTTCAATCCGAATAACGGCCTGCATGGGACTATCACAGTATCAGCTAGTCTCAGCCTGACAACTATCCCACGCTCTAGCTCTGTAAGCGTGAGCCCTGGAGTTATTGGTAGTTCAGTTACTATCAATATTAACCGTCAAAGCTCAAGTTTCAAGCATACAGTGCGCTATTCATGGGCGGGTAAGTCAGGGACGATTGCAACGAATGTGGATACCTCCACAACGTGGACGATACCTCTTGACTTTGCAAGTGACATCCCAAACTCTGCTAGTGGCACAGGGACAATCTACGTTGACACCTATTCAGGCCCTACTAAAACTGGTACACAGTCAACTACCTTGACGGCTAGCGTGCCAGCGAATGTCAAGCCTACATTTACAGGGGTTTCATTATCAGACTTGAATGGTGCAGCTCAAAATCTCATCCCAAACGGTAACACGTTCATTCAGGTAATCTCTAACATCAAAGTAGCGTTTAATGGTGCGGTCGGCTCTTACGGCTCATCCATCACTGGATACTATGCCGAAATCGTCGGCAAAAACCAGTCCACAAGCTCAAACGGTGGAAGTCTTGGCATTATGAACTATCACGGCACAATCAAAATCAGAGCTAGTGTATCTGATAGCCGTGGTAGATGGTCAGACGCTAGAGAGGTATCTGTCACAGTGCTTGAGTATTTTGCTCCAGCACTGAGATTTAGCATTGCTAGAACGGGTTCAACCTCTAGCACCCTAACAATCACACGAAATGCCAAAATCGCCCCTCTGACTGTCTCAGGAAGTCAAAAGAATACAATGACTTTGACGTTCAAGGTTGCAAGGCTTGGGACTACTAACTTTCAAGTAGACACAGGACCAGCCACTGGATCCTGGGCAAGTATCTCAAATCTAGTCAATTCACAGGCTAATCTTGCAGGCAATTACCTAGCTAATCAGTCCTGGGTGGTTATTGGTATCCTTGAGGACAAATTCACTCGTACTGAGTTCATGGTCAACGTTGCCACGGAGAGCGTGGTATTATCTTATGACAGGTCAGGCGTGGGAGTCAACAAAATCCGTGAGCGTGGTGCTTTGGACGTCAAAGGAGACATCTACGCTAATGACCAGCCTGTTCAACAGTATCAGCTATCCTCAAATGCTGGAGGGCCTCTATGGTTCGATGGTAAGCCTAATGTGACTAATGCAAATCTACTAGACCGGCCTGGTCAGTATTATATAGCTAATAATGCAAAAGGAAACCCTAGCGGACAGTGGGGCTACCTGTTTCATTACAGTAACTACGGAAAGAACACAGATGGGTATAAAGAGGCTATCCAGCTCTTTTATGGGAATAACGGGCAAGTCTATTTCAGACATCACAGATGGTCTAAGACTATTGATGATTGGGAGGATTGGAAAGAGTACGCTACAAAGGATGACATCCAAAAATACACCCAAGACTCTGCTTGGCAAGCCCTACCTTTGCAAAACAGCTGGGTACATCATCCTGATTACGACAAAGTTCAGTACTCAAAAACATTTGATGGAGTGGTTTACATCAGAGGAACGGCTTACAAAGGAAGAACAACAAAAGAGACGGTTATTGGTGTCTTACCTGTCGGTTTTAGACCTAAACAAACTATGTTTGTATCAGCTCTAAATAATAGCTATGGTATAGCTGTTTTAGGTATCTATCCGAGTGGTAACATAGTCGTCAAGGAAAATGTTGACGCTACTTGGCTCAACTTTGACAATGTATCTTTCAAAATTTAAAGGAGGTTATATGAAATTAAATTACGGGACGAAGTCCCAAGAATACGACGCCAGCGGAACAGCGTCCGCCACAAAAGTCACGCTGGTAAACTCAGACGGTGCTTATGTACCTGTCTTATTGCCAGCTGATAAAATCAGCTTATCTAATACAGAATTGTTTGACCTTGCCCTTGATGTTATCTATCAAGAAAACTTTCCACAGCGTGCAGAAAACGAACGCTTTAGCAAGGTAGCTCAAGAGTTACAAAAGAACAAAGAGGCAACGGATAAAGCTGAGCAAACAGTAACAGAAACCAAGGAAAATCTTGATACTGTTTCAGCTATTACAGAGGTCTTGATTGCCTTAGCAGTATCTCAAAATGGCGGCATGGCTACTCATGCTTATGGCAAGGTGGCTGCATTCATCAAGCCACTTGTCAAGGGCAAACGTTACAACAACGGAGACATCATCTCAGGTGCTTATCCATTTGGAACCAATCCAAAATGGCCACAAGGAACACAAACTATCTTTAAATTCCAGATGCAAGCTACTGAAGGTTACACTTGGAAAGAGCAATCACTTGCTGAGATGCTACAACAAGGTGTCTTGACCGTTGTCATGCCACGGATTGATTAGATAGGGGGGAGGTTATGACATGGGTTGATATATTTGAAAAAATAATAAATGCCTTGACAAACCCTACAACGATTGGGGCAGTTGTCGCTGGTTGGTTTGGGGTTCGGACAATAAAGGCTGGAAATCTGAATAAACAACAGTTTCATGAGCTCAAAGACGAGCTAGGCACTATCCAGTCATCAGTCAATGACATCCGAGTAGTCGGAGAGGATAATAACAGAAAAATAAGCGAGGTCAACGATAAGCTAGTAGTCCATGACGAGGCTCATCTAGTCACAATGTATCTGAGACTAGAGAGAGACATGACTACTGCAATCAACCGTGGCTATACCACGGTTCATGAGTCTGACATTGTGCATAAAATGCACGGAAGCTACAAGAAACTAGGAGGCAATGGATACATCGATAGCCTCTACAGTAAATACATACAATTAGAAGTGAGGAATTAAAAATGGGAAAAATTAATTGGAGCCTTCGCCTACAAAACAAGGTCACTCTTATCGCTCTATTGGGAGCTATCTTTTTGATGGCCCAGCAGTTCGGTCTTGAAATTCCAAAGAACATTCAGGATGGTGTGAACACGTTTGTTTACATTCTTGTCTTGCTTGGAGTGGTTACTGATCCAACAACTGCTGGGTTGACAGACAGTGAGCGAGCGCTGGAGTATCACAAACCAAACGAAGATTAAAAATTAGAGAGCCTACTAGGCTCTTTTTTTATTAGAAAGGAAAATCAAAAATGCCAATCAATATTGAAAATGCCATTGCCTGGATGAAAGCTAGACAAGGACGAGTCTCTTATAGCATGGAAGAAAGGGACGGAGATGACTCTTATGACTGCTCAAGCTCTGTCTACTACGCTTTGAGGAGCGCTGGAGCAGTATCAGCAGGATGGGCTGTCAATACAGAATATGAGCATAAGTGGCTGATTGATAACGGCTACACTCTTATCTCAGAGAATACGCCTTGGAGTGCTCAACGTGGTGATATCTTTATATGGGGGCGCAAAGGAGCCTCTGCAGGCGCTGGAGGTCATACAGGTATTTTCATTGACTCAGACAACATCATTCATTGCAATTATCGCTATGATGGGATTTCAGTCAATGACCATGATGACATCTGGGTATATGCTGGACAGCCTTACTACTACATTTACCGCTTGACCAATCCAAATGCTCAACCTGAGCCTCCTAAAAAAGGCTGGCAGCGAGATGATAAAGGTTACTGGTACGCTAGAGCTAATGGCTCTTATCCTAATAGTCAATTTGAGTACATCGAGGAAAATAAATCATGGTTTTATTTTGATGAGTCAGGTTATATGTACTCTGACAAATGGCTCAAGCATACAGATGGCCACTGGTACCATTTTGACAAGGATGGCTACATGGCCACATCTTGGAAGAAAATCAATGGAAAATGGTACTATTTCAACCGAGATGGCGCAATGGCTACAGGGTGGGTCAAATGGTATGAGAAATGGTACTATCTTGACTCAGAAGATGGGGACATGAAATCTAACACCTTTGTCCCATACAACGGAGGCTACTATCTCCTCTTGCCTGATGGTAGAATGGCCGATAAAGAGTCATTTACTGTAGAGCCTGACGGGCTCATTACTACTAAATAAAAAAATACAGAAAGGCTTTCAAAATTTAATTACACTTGACCGCTCCGGTTTTTAGCGGTCTTTTTTTTTTTTGT